GAAAATAAAATCCTTAACAATGAATGCCTATAAAGGCTATGCCGCAATAGAGCTTTAGCTCCAAGAGAATTTAAGAACCTCTGGGGCAAATGTTGATGGTGTATTCCTTAGGGCATACGAAAGCGCGCATGCACGTAGCCATATGCTACGCCTACATACTCGCAGTAGCAATAGCAACCTACAAATGGGAAGATCGGAACCAGCCAACAGCATAGCGGCGTTCACCTGCTAAAAACGCAAAAGCAACCCCAAACAAAAAAGCCTAAAAAGAATCATTCAACACTCATGCGCTAGGATGTTGCTAAATTCTGGGTTTTGACATTTTTATGTTATGATGAATTATGGAGGTTTGGCGCCCTAAAGTCCATGTCAAAAAGGGCGACTTTATGTTTATTCATAGCGTAAATGGCTGCGAGATTTGTTGACATCCGAGTTTTTCCGGTTCCGCCTTTATATGAGTGAACAGCAATTATCTTCTTCATGGTTTTTCACCTTCTCTTTCAACGTAGAAATACGCTTTTCGACCGACTCTCTCCTTCTTCAAGTAGCCCATCAAAACCAGCTAGTTCAGATATGCGCTTTCGACTGCTCTCGCTCGTTTTGTTTGCTCTGCCACTTCATCGGCCGTCGCGCGTCCTAGCTTACGTATTGTAATGGCTGTTTTTCTTAGATGATTGGGTAATGAGAGTAATGTCATAACATCTAATGCGTCAGGTAATTGTTCTGGAAGGTTTTTTGGTTCTTGTTTCTGTAATTCTATTATTACTTCCATTTTTTCGTTTAGTCTGTCTAGGCTTTCTTTAATTTTTTCTAGGAGTTGTATTTCGCTTCTTCTAAGGGTTTTCTCTTTTGATTTCAAGTTTTTCTCTCCGGTTTTCTGTTTAACGTATCTACGATAATGTTAAGAATACTGTTTATTAAGTCTTACGATATAATTTTACATAGTTTAAACAATAATTGGAGATTCCATATCTGCAGTAACATGCGAATACTTTCACTGACCTCTCTCCGCTACATTGACAACCTACAGAAAAATAAAATTTTTAGAAGCCGATTTGAACTTGAATTTTTCGCCTTGGACGGCGCCGGCGCTCCAATACGGCTTCGCTACGTGGAAAAACCCATTATAATCCATCGAGGAGATGTATTGAAGCTTCACAATTATCTTTGGCGTAACGGTCCTCTCCGCGACTTCCTAATTGTGCGGCTGCCAATGAAGATTGGCCTCAGACCATTAGAGGTTGCAACGCTACAGATTGAACATATAAACTTTAGGCAGCGAACCTTCTATGTTCGCGACAGCAAAAAATGGATCGTTTACCCTCTTCCTTTAGATCCCATAACGCTTGATTTGATCCGGGAATACGTTGAGGAAGCCGCCATAGAAAAGGGCTACCTGTTTCCGGGGCGAAAGGGAAACGCGCCTTTACAGACGCAGTCGCTTTCAAGCATGGTTAAACGGCGCGCTGAACAGGCCGGCTGTATAAATTGGCGAGGCATGACTATGTATTTGTTGAGGCATTATTTTGCGGCGGAATGGCATTATATTCGGCATGGAAGCATAGAGGTTTTAAGGCGTATTTTAAGGCATAAAAGCCTAGCTACAACCCAGAGATATCTTGAACGCTTATTCTTTTATGAGGATATCCAAGCCGAATATGACAGGATTCAAGGCGGACCGCTTACCCATAAGCCTGTTCTTAGCCCGCTTTACCTTAAACAGTGCCAGTTCTGCATTCACGAGCCTACATGCCGGTTTCTGGAGCAGGCATGCAGCAATCCTTGGGCCGACTCATGCCGCTTTTTTGAGCCTAAACCAGAAAAGGAGAAAGCTAAAAATGGAAGTAGAAGTTGATTTGCCGGAAGAAGTATGGAAAATAATGGAAGAAAATAAAATCAGTGTGGAATGGGCTATTCTAAAAGGTATTTGTCTATCAAGTCGGGGCGCCGTTCAAGCCAAGGCTTCAAGGCTACTAAAATCAGTTTCCGCACCAGCTCGGCGTCGTCGGTGATGCCCTGCTCTATCAATTCCATCTTATGCTCTCTTTTATATTCTTCGAGGAGCTTCACGAACTTTTCGGGTAAATGTATCTTTTTAGCCGGCAATTCGCCTTTCCCAAGTTAATGATGGAATTGGACATTTTTAAACTTTTAGGCAATAAAGTTCTAAAAGTAACTTATAGAACTTTAAACCATAAAATATTTATATGAGAACCTTAGTTACTTATGTAACAGAGGTAACAGAATTGGCAACTCAAATTATGATTAGGAGAGCTCGCACAAAAATTCTGGATAAAGAAAAGATGGTTCATTGGCTTCTCGAATATAGTTTTGGCGATGGTGTCTGGTATAAAATAAACGATAAGAAAGTGCAGCCTCACCCGTTTTTGCGCCGAAACTTGGCTGAGATGAAGAAATACCGTGAAGCCATGAATCGGATAGGCCAGGGCGAAACATGGCTTTTCGACGCGGTAAAAGTTGATGATGTAATTTATATTACCCGTGTTCATGGTTCTTCTCCCTTCTCCTCTCCCTTCGAGAAAATGGAGGAGAATTTGCGGCGTTTAAAGAATCAGCCCGTGGAGGTTTTCGCATGAATGAAAAAGAGAAAGAGGTATGCAATACAATAAAGAAAACTCTGTTTCCAGTAAGAGCAACTTTAATTGAAACTAAAAAAGGGAAAATAATCCTGCATCTATCAATACACAGCAGAGATATTCAAAGATTTTGTTTAGAGCCTGGAAAGCAACCAAGTGAACTATTTGAAATTATAGTTCATGAGAGAGGAGAAATTGTTGTTTAGTTATTTGGAGGTTTTTATATGAGTGAGAAGGAAAAGGTTGAAGCTTTTAAGCGGATGACAAAGCGTGGATGGGCCCGCGAATTACTATGCAATAAGGAATGCAATGAAAGTTTTACGCAGATTATTCGGATTTTCTTTCTGGCTCAGCCAGACTGCTACGAAAGCGTGGAAAACGCTAGGCAAGCCTTGAAACGGGCCCTCGATGAAGCCGTCGATTTTCTCTGGGAAGTCGTTGAAGAAAACCAAATAGAGGAGCCAGAGCAATGAAGACACTTCCAAAATGCCATGAATGCACCTTTTGCCTTGAGCTTAACCCGAAGAAGGGGCATTTACCAAGCAGAAATAAGCCAAGCTGGTTCTGCACCAAAAACAATCCGGTAATCAAGATAGACCCGAATCAAACTGCCTGTAGGAGTTTCTATAATGGTAAATTTGAAGCGTAAACGTGCCTGGCATATAATTTCGCAGATGAATGGTGAATGGATGGATATTAAAGAGTTAGCGGCGCAGGCCGGCATGTCGCCTTACGAAATGAGCCGTTATCTTCGTGAAGCCAAAGCTTTGGGATTGCTTGAATCTAGGAAACGGCGAATCAACGGGTTATATCGTAGTCTTTGGCGTTTCCGCTTGAACTCTAAGCCTCAATGTCCAAAATGCGGTCATGTCTTGGCTCCTCTCGGAAATGATGTTTTTGAATGTGTTGTTTGCGGCGTAGGTTGGAAACCCGTTTCTCGCCCTTTCCAGGGCGAGGACGGGCCAAACCAATCAGCCTCCAAGCGAGGCGAATAAAGGAGAAAATAGGAAATGAGTCAGCAGAAAGAGTTGCCGACAACAATTGCAGCATTTTTCATTATTGTCCTAGTGTTTGCGCCGATACTGATTGACCAGACCGTTGACATTCAAAACTTCGATTTAGCTACAATAGGCTACAGCACTTTCATAGGCGTAGTAATCGCCTTTTTCGGCTACGCCAAATCCGGAGAACCATTCAGCCCTGAAAAATTTGTGATTACGCCGATAACAGGCTGTATTACCGGCGTTGTCATGGGACTCTACGGCTTCGATTATTCCCAAGCGCAGATTTGGCTTCAAAATGCTGGCGTGTTAAGTCTGGTTGAAATTGTAGGAAAAGCCATCGTAAGAAGGTTATGGAAGGGATAATCTATGGATTGCTCTTCTAATTTCCCCTTTTCTTTCCTTGTTTAGGGCCCGAAACAGCCTCGGCATACTAAAACTAGGCCCGGGCCATGTGAGAACGGCCGAAGCTCCCCGCCGACCCAGACCAGGGCGGAGATGGGAGATAAGGTCTATGCCGAGGCTGCGGGAACCCCCAAAAACGGGAAGGAGATGATGAAAAATGACGGAGTTAAAAGTAATTGAATGTGACCGTTGCGGAAAAGAATTCAAAATTCCAGTAGGGCAAGAACCATACAAGATTGGAAAATGGGAATATGGAAAATACGGCAAAGAAGAACCGGAGATTTATGACCTTTGCGAAGATTGCTGGGCCTCTTTGTTTTATTGGTTAAATCATTGGAAGCGATTCGACAAGTTAGCGGATAAGATTGCCAGGGAGGAAACGGGTGATGAGTGAGCAAAAAGAGCCTAAAATCGAAGTTAAAGTTTCAGCAAAATTCACGATAGACTCCTGGGACGATTTTAAACTGTTCGTTGACCATCTGGAAAAGAATCCGTTAGCAGTAGTTTTCCGTATTAAAGTTAAAGGAGAGTATGTTGTTTGAGTGAACAGGAAAAGTCTAAGTCTGAGCGTGGATGCCTCGCTTGGATAGCCGAAAAACTCGACAGCCTAATTGCCGGTCAAGACGCTATCATGCAGCAAATCGAGGAGATTAAACAGTTCATTAAGGGATTTGCGGCGCAGCAAAACCGCGAATTAACCGTTGATGAAGTCAAGCAAGCGTTGCAGGCCTATGAGAAGGATTTGGTTTTCAGCGAGACTGATATGAGCATTATTGTTAAGCCGTCGGCCTTTCTTGGACGCGACAAATTCAAAAGTATAAGCAGTGTTCTGCGAAGTCTTCAGCCTGCCACGGAATATGTTAGCGCTGGGAAGGAGTCGCATTTTAGGGTTCCAAAGGTGAAAAAGCCATGAAAATAAACATTGATGATTTCATTCAAATCTATGATAAGCGAGACGATGACCTTCTAATTGAAGGAAATGTTGTGAAGATAGAGAAGGATGAGGAACAGCCAATTACTAAAGTTTTGCTTGATACCGGCTATGAAATCACAATTTTAAGTGATGACTCATGAATTTGAAGGTTTACTGTAACCAATGCGGTAAAGAAATGACTTGTGTTGGCGTGGAAGTGGATGAAGGCTTCGTGGATATAGCCTATTATTGCGAGAAATGTCATTCCTTGGTTAGCCTGCGATTTGAAAGCTTGAAGTGATTAGCCATGAAAGTTTGGGAAATTACATGGGGATACAAAAATTATCCTGGATATTTCTGCGACATCCATGTTTTAGCTGAAAGTTTTGATGAAGCAATAAAGAAAGCGAAGGAATGGAAGACTAAGATTTGGCCAAATTATGAAGAGTTGGAAATTACTGATGTAAGGCGAGTTTGCAACGTTGATGTGGAATGAGGCGGACTTGCCGAAACTGCGCCAACCGCAAAAAAGCGGATAAACCTGGCTATTTCCAGTGCGACTGGCATCCTGGCAAGCCGTTTTTCCATAACAGTTTATTGGATGATGACGTTAGATGGTGTGAAGGATGGAAGCCGAGAAAAGGCAAGAAAAAATAGTCAAAATTAAAAAGCCTAATCTAACAATTTTAACGGTAAAAAATGCTTTAGACAAAGCAATAAACGAATCTGACCTCTTCAGCGACTTCTGCTATCGCCACTGTCCATTATATAAGGCATTCCAAAAATTTGGTTTGATTCCTAAAATTCCATGCCGAGACCTCTGCAGCCTCATGCGTTTCCGAGACTACATAAACGGAATAGTTTACGCAAGTGATGAAGATGAAGTTTAACCTAAGTGTAATTAAAAAGAGGATAAAAACGAAATTAGACCGTTTAGAAAGAGGAACTTTAACAAAAATTCAGAAAATAATTATCAGAAATGAACTTGAGCATGACCTTGAATTAATTGAAGAATTAGAAAAGAACCTTCGAGAAAAACTGATAGAACTTGGTGTTAAATTCAAAGATTTCGATTATACAGACTTTCTTTCTTATGAAGATGACCGAGAGGAAATTTTTCGGAAAGGATACGAACAAGGGCAACTTGACCTAATCGAGGAAATTTTAGGAGAGGGGTAAGGGAACTGTGGCAGGATCCATTCGGAACTTTTATGATTTACAGAATAGAGGAGGAAAAACCTATAAACGAGGAAAGTGAGCTTTTAGAATTCGCCAAAGACGATAAAATACTGATTCATGTCCTTAACTATTTAGATTGGCAAATAAAACGTGACTATCCAACCAAGCTAAGCTGCTTCTTCACCGGCGTCTCCGCCTTTCTTAAGGAGCCGCTTAACCTTTTCCTTAAGGGGCCTTCAAGCATAGGGAAAAGCTATAATGCAACTCGAAGCCTAAGGCCGTTTCCTTCCCACGCGATATGGAAGCTCGGCGGATTATCGCCTACGGCCCTTGTGCATCTTCACGGCGTCTTAATGAGCAAGGACGGTGAAGAAATCGATTTGGATGAGAAGCCTACACGCCGAAAAATCAAACTGCAACTGAAAGAGGAGTTGGGCCGGGATCCCAGCAAAGAAGAAATCGAGCGGAAATATCATGAAGAGTTGAAGTTGTGGCGTGAAAAATTAAGGGAAAGCTATTATCTTGTCGATTTAACCGGCAAAATACTGCTTTTCCTGGAGCCGCCTCATCCAGACACGTTTCATCGGTTGTATCCCATTCTTAGCCATGACGCTTACCGTATAAGTTACCGTTTCACCGAGAAGACCAAGCGGGGCGGATTTAAAACTACACATGTGGTTATTCAAGGATGGCCCGCAACCATCTTTCTTTCAACCGACAAAAAATATACCGAGGAGCTTTCTACAAGGAGTTTTACGGCTACGCCGGAAGAAAGCGCCGAAAAATATAGGGCCGCCAACCGGCTGACAACGAGAAAGGCGGCGCTTCCATGGCAATATGCGAAAAACGAGTTTGAAGAAAAGCTTAGGCTTTATTTGGCGAGAATGGAAATTGTCATGGCTAACAAGGATGTTCTTGTTCCATTTTTGGGTTTGGAGGAGGCTTTTCCCGCCGAGCTTCCACGCGACATGCGAGACTATCAACATTTCATTCAGTTCGTGAAGGCCATAACGGCGCTTCATTATCTTAACCGGCCCTATTTGGAGATGGATGGGAAAGGCTACATTATAGCTTCGGCGCAGGACGTCATCGTCGCCATGAAGCTTTACTATCACATTTTTGAGACTACACGGACGGGGCTTGACAAGCAGCTTCTCGACTTTTACCATAAAATTATAAAAACGAAGGAGTTATGGTATGCGAAGGAGCTTACCGCCGAATATAACCGGCGTTTTCGGCCTCCGCGAAGCGAGAAAACCATCAAGCGTTACCTTCAAGTTCTAAGTGATGTCGGATATGTGAATGTCCGGAAGGATGATGATGACCGACGATTAAATATTTATGAGCCTCTCGTAAAAGAGGAAGAAAAAGGCTCAATTCTGCCCATTTCGGAAATGTCCACATTTTTAACGGAAATTTTGGAAAAGGGGCTTGAGGAATGGAGAAAAGAAATGGACACCCAGACCGGAAATATACCTATATTTCCGAATTACCGTGAAAGGGAAAATCCGCTTTCTTGGGAACAACTGAAACAAAAAATTTTAAGTGTAAATTGGGATGTCGTGTCCATTTTTGATTTCGAAGAAGAAAGCGTAAAAGCGGAAAATAAACTTGAAAAAATGGACAATTCGGAAATGGGCAAAATTGAGCCTAATTCTAATTCTAAAGTTATTGGTTTATGGAAGTGGGCAAGCCATGAGTGATGTTTTAAGAATTTTGAATCAGCATAAATTTACGGTTCTGTTTAGTGGTGGGAAAGATAGCACTGCTGCTTTGCTTTGGGTTTACAATAATGTTTCGCATAATAACTGGAACGTATTATATGTTGAAGTTACAGAGAATACTCATCCACTCTGTAGTCAATATGTCAATGAGGTATGTGATTCTTTAGGCTTGCATGAAAGGCTGTTAACTGTTAAAACTGCTGATTTTTTCGAGTTGATGGATAGGTGGGGTCCTCCATTACTTTTTGCTTATCGATGGTGCCTTTACCAATTAAAAATTAAAGCATTTAACAAACATGCCTATTACTATACGGTTGATGGGATCCGACGGGAAAACTCCAAGATAAGGAAAGGATTAAAGGCTATAAATGTTCTTAAAATTGCGAAAAGAATAGCAATTTCGCCATTAACTACCTGGACCACACAGCAAGTAATTGATTATATTAAAGATAATGGTTTCAAGCTTAATCCATGCTATGCCAGGTTTGGGCATAGCGGAAACTGTATGTTTTGTCCCTACGCCAACAAACGCCATATTACACTTACACTTGCGGATCCCTACTGGAGAGAGAAAATAGTTTCGGCGTTAAAGAAACATGAAAATAAAATGAAAAAGGGAAGTATCGGAAGGTCTGTCTTTAATAGATGGATGAAAAATACCCCTCAACTTTCTCTTGCTAAATTCGTGGAGGAAATTCCAAATTGAGTGATATATGGAGTGAGTTGGAGGAGAGGCTCAAACAAAAAGCCAAAACAACTAATTGGATATATGAAACTTACTTTAGAACTGAAGACCTTCATGCTTTGACTGAATGGGTTAGGCTTGAGGATGTAAAGGAAGCCATACAACAACTAAAACAAAACTATGTTTTGGTTAAAATTGGAGATTTAGAAGCAATAGTTTGCACTTCGACTGATTATGATAGTTTAAGAGATATTGTGGATGATTTTTGCGGCAATTATGATGACGTGGCACGAGAAGCGTATGCTCTTGGAATGAAAGACTTAGCAAAGAGGTTGTTGAAAAATGTTAAAATGTATTGAAGATAAGCTTCTCGATGAAGCAGTATTAAAAACTATTGAAAGGTTGCATCAAGGCGAAATTGTTGATGTTAAAAGGCATGTTAGGCTTGAAGGATTAGAATGTGATGCAGTTGTTGCTCTTAAATTGCAAAGAGTCAAAAGAACGATTGGTTTTGAGCTTAAAATTGGTGATTTAGCAAAGGTAGTAGAGCAAGCGTTTGCCAGAAAACATCTTTTCGACTATATGTATGCAGTATGTGATATTCGCTTACCATTATATGACGTTTTAAGTTGGCTAAACAACGTTGGATTGTTAAAAATGATTTTTGATGATGGAATAGGCTTGATTCTAACTGGAAATTCACTCTTAGTTGTGTCAAAAGCAAAATGGAATCAGAATCGTCCTTTAAAAACTTTAGAGGAGTTGTTGCGGAAAAATGCAAGTTCTTAAACATATAATTCCCTACCAGAAACAATCGGATAGTTTTTATATTGCATTTATTGGAGACACTCATATTGGCCATCGAACCGTGGATTGGCCAACCCTAAAGCGAGTTTTAAACTGGATAAAGGAAAACAACGCCTATTGGATTTTTATGGGAGACGCCGCGCATGCGATAGCTCCGCACCCGAATGAAAGAAGATTCGACCTTGACGAGCTTGACCCACAGTTTCTAACGCCTGAACAGCAATACAAGAAGGTTTATGAGCTTTTGGAGCCGATACGCCGGCAAGGCCTAATGATTCTAACCGGCAACCATGACGATGTTTTGCGGCGCCGACACTACCACGACTTCGTGGATGCCTTAGCCTACAAGCTTGGAGTAGCCTATGCGGGATACGACGGCTTCTTACGGCTCGTCTTTAAACGCGGCCGACACCAGCAACGCTTGGATATTTATGCTCATCACGGCTACTATGGCGGAAGAACCAAAGCCGGAAAAATCAATCGGCTGACCGACATGGCTAACCTTTTCGAAGCCGACGTTTACGCGATGGGCCACGTCCACGAAATCGACTACACAACAAATGTCCGCCTATACGTGGATAGTCGGTTGCATGTGCAGGAGAAGGTTCAGCATTTCCTTGTTACCGGCGGCTTCATCCGTGGGTATGTTCCGAATTGTCATACTTATATTGAAAGGCGTATGCTCAGGCCTACAAGGCTTGGAAGCATCGCGTTAAGATTCTGGCCAGAAACACGAAAAATAGAAGTGATAGAAATATGAGTAGCCTCATAACTTGCAGTTATAAGCCTAACAAATATGGTAACATCCCAAGTCTATTACAAGGTTACATACATAAAGTATTCCAAAGGATATTAACTTTTTTCGTGAAGGCCCCAGCAAAAATCCTTGATTGCACATGTGGACCTAAATTTTTTTGGCGTAACTGGCAAAACAATAAACTTGACGGTAAATATGAAGTTGTTTTTAGTGATGTTAGGAAGTTAGGGCATGTCCAAGCTGACTTTTTCAATCTTCCATTTAAAGATGAATGTTTTGACTGTGTTGTTTTCGATCCACCCTATCAAGATAGATGGAGATTTAATCTTGAAAAGGTTAAGCGTCCGGGGAGACTTTATCTTGAAAATCCCTATTCCTTAAGTGAAGGTTGTGAATGCTTTACTCCTAATCAATTAGATGAGGTTAAGGCTGAGTTTTGGAGAGTGCTCAGACCTCAAGGAATACTGATTATGAAGTTGGCCGACCATCGCACCAGAAATATTTGGTGGCAGCCAGAAGTTTTTAAACGAATGACTGACCTTTTCAAAATTTTAGATGTAATCATTTATGTTAGACCTAAAGGAAGTCTCTTCCCTCCAGTTTATTTTATTAAACGTAACAATATTAGCACATTAATTCATGCCTATTTTTTCATTTTGAAAAAGGTGATTGAAATTTGAGGTTAAGGATTTATATTGCTGGACCCTTAACTCCGCGAAACTGCAGTTTACATGATGCTCCACGAATCGCACAACGCAACGTTGATAAGGCAATAGAAATTGCAAACGCCCTCATAGAAAAGGGCCATTACGTCTTTGTTCCTCATTTAAGCTATTACATTCACATTCATCGTAGTTGTAAGCGAGATTACGGTGAATGGTGGTATGAACAAGATTTCACGTTTTTGAAGTATTGGGCAAACGCCCTATTCTATATTGGCCCAAGTAAAGGGGCGGACATGGAGCTTGAACTTGCCAGAAAATTAGGGTTAAAGATTTTTTACAGTTTAGAGGAGGTTCCAGATGCAAATAAATGAAGCTTTAGAATTGGAAAGGCGAGACTTCGAAAAAAGAATGCAATTAAGACAGAAAAAAGCTCATGATTACGCTACGGACTATGATGTTCTTTCAAACTTCAAATTGATGGCCAGCCTAATTAAAACGTTAAATCTTGACATGACCAAACCGCATGGAGTCGCCATGTTCTTTGTTCTGCATAAAATTGCGAGAATCACGAATTTATGGAATAAGGGCGTAAAACCGGAAAACGAATCGTTGATTGACAGCTTTCTTGATTTAAGCAATTATGTAGACCTTGCAAAAGAGTGCTATATCGATTATATGAGGAAGGAAAATGGCGAAAAGAAAGAATAGGCGAATGTTCACCAATGAAGAACTCAAATATGCAGCTAAAATCCTAAATTTTCACGCTCCATTACCAAAATGTATCTGCGGGTCCAGAAACTTTAAATTTGGAATAGCTAAAGACGGACGGTTATATGCTCACTGTTTGAAATGTGGAGAACAATACACTTATGAAGTCCGGCAAAGAAGATGGCTTCGCGGTTTTATAGTTAAACCGTTAGCTAACATTAAGGAGGCCGTGTTACCGAATTTCTGATTATATATGAGGAGGGGTCCACGTCTCTGCGTGGCGCGTGGCCCAGCATCAACCCTCGCCGAGGGTATCGGCTTCTTGTTGGCGTGTGATGCTTTGGGTCCGCATGTAGATTCAACATGTTCTGTGGGCCCCTTCCCTACCAAATAGTGATGGGTGCTCCAGATGAGAGGAGATAAAGAATGGATAAAACAAGACTATTGATTCTGGTTTTTTTCTTATTTTCAGTTTTTCTATGGTGCATTTATGTAGAGTTTATGGTTAAGGTTTTATGGAATATTTCAATTTTAACTATAGGCGGAATTATAAGCTTTTTTGCTGTTTTCTTGGTAGCGTTTCTTTTACTTGTTTTTTCTGGTGCCCTTTTTATCTTACTTATTTTATGGAAGGAATTTCAAGCTTATGAAATCACTGTTTAAACGCTTACAAATTTTCTATTTCCGCCACAAACCCTATTTTAAGGTTTACCTGTCCAAATCCACCAAAAAAGCGTTATTATCGGCTATTATTGCGTTTTGCAGCGCTTTACTGTCCGGTTTGCAGTCCGCCCAGCTTATAACGGCTATAACAGTTACAACGGCCATTCTTTCGGCTGTCATTCATTTCTGCGGAGAACTGCTTAAAAATGAGCAAGATAGAAGTCAGAGAAAAAGCGGTAATCGAGCTTAGCAAGGACTTAAGCCGGAAAATAAATGAGGTTCTGGAGCATTACGAGGTTAATACGCCGGAGCTTGTTCTGGCTTGGGTTACGGCCTTGATGGCCTTTCTTGATGCACAGAAACGTTAGGGTGCATGCTTCTTGAAGGTTCCCACCGTCAACTTCAGCCTTTTCGGCGAAGAATGGCTAATCACAGACTACATTCAAGTTTCTAATCCTCAACTGCGCCGGATCGCAAAGAAAATCAAGGCTAAAAACCGCGATGAAGTAATATTGAAGATTGTCGAGTGGGTAGCCGAAAACATTGAGTATCCCCTCGACTATCGTGGAAGACCCAACGCTGCGCAATACGCGAAGAAATTTAAATGGTTTGACGGCGTATATTTGGCTGAGACGCCGGATGAATTGCGCCGATACGGCTGGCTGTTTCCAAATCAGACCGCAACCATCCGGAAAGGCATCTGTTTTGATTCGGCTTGTCTCTGCACTACGCTTCTCCGCATAAAGCGGATTCCAGCATGGACAGTTTTAGGCGCGGTTCTTAGAACCAAATCGAAAAGGTTTTTGGGCTTGCATGCTTGGACCGAAGCCAAAATGGAAAATGGCACTCGAGTTGTGATTGAGACGACTGTGCATCCGCATCCGCCCGAGCTAATCAAAACCAGCCAAATCTACAATGGACGCTTACCCATCACCTATGATCCCTTCGCTTGGTTTAACGAGTCGGAATGGAAAGAGGACAAGGAGAAAGTGGCGTTGTATGAGGGGATGATTCTTGGAAAACAGTGAAGAATACAGTTTCACCATTAACCTTTTCGGAAAAGTCTTTTATGAAGGAAATTTCAGCGAGCTTCGCAAGCAAAAGGCAATATGGAAGGTTTTCGGCGTAGATTATGAAGCGGAAAAACAGAAGCAGCAGGAAATATGGGATACATTTAAGATTAAGGCCCCCCGGTCCGCATTTAAACATAGACTTATGTTAAAACAATACCTAAAAGTATTGATTCCACCCTCAAAACGAAGGGAATATGAGGAGTTTCGGCGCGCCGTCTATTGGCATTTAAGGCATAGGCCCGACTTCGCCAGGAGAGTTGACGTCAAACTTATTGATCGGCTTGCCAGGATTTGGGCTCTCTGGCTGTTGATTGAGGAAAAGTTGAGTTTGGGGCCTGATGATCAGATAAGCAAGCTTACAGATGCCTTTTATAAGATTGATGCTATGCTTTCTAAAGCATTAGAAGAGCTTGAAATTACGCCGAAAATGCGGAAGAAAATAGCTGAAGACTTGAAGGAAGATGACAAGATTACGGAACAGTTGAAAAGGCTTATTGGAGCAAAATGAAAAAACTTGAAGAAATCATTCGGGATCCCGTCAAGTTTGTTCAAGTCTTCTTTGGCTTCTATCCTACTGAATATCAAGCTAAATTGTTGCGGGATCCCAGCAAACGCATCGTAGTCAAATGGTCGCGGCAAGCCGGAAAAACTACAACTATCGCTTTGAGGGCTATCTGGTATGCGATTACACATCCGAAAACCTTGACGCTTATTGTTGCGCCGTCACTTCGCCAATCTATGATTATGAGTGACCGCATCCAAGACTTTCTGATGAGTCTTCCAAAGAAGTGGCGCAGTCTTTTTGTGGAGAAGCTTCAAAGGACGGTTGTCCGCTTCCGTAACGGCTCCCGCATCGTAGCCTTGCCTAACAGTCCACAGTTACTGCGCGGCTATACGGCGCATCAAGTAATAGCTGACGAAGCCGCATTCTTCAAAGATGATGAACTTGTCTTTTATAACGTGCTTTACCCAATGCTTCAAACCACGGATGGAATCCTAATTGTAAGCTCGACGCCATGGAACAAAGATTCAGTATTTTATCGAATGTGCAATGATGAGAACTTCAGCAAGCATTTCATTACTTGGCGTGAAGTGGTTAAGGCGGGCTTGGCTAAGGAAAGCTTCATAGAAGAAATGCGCGAGTCCATTCCACATGAACAGTTCTTAAGGGAATTTGAGGCGCAATTCGTTGAGGACGTGGACGCCTGGCTTCCGCAAAGCCTAATTGCACAATCAATCGACAGCCTCTTGGAGCCCTACAGTTTTGATGACTCGCCGAAAGGAAGCTTCTATGTCGGCGTCGACCTCGGAAAACACCAGGACTATTCAGTTGTAGCCATAGTAGAAAAGCAAAGCCAAATCCTAAAACTTGTCCATGTTTACCGATTCCCATTGAAAACTGAGTATGCAAGCGTTATAGGCTACGTGAAAAGTCTATGCGACCGATGGCAAAGTATTCACGCCGTGTATGTGGACCAGACCGGAGTCGGCGACTATATCGTTGAAGACATGAAGAAAAGCGGGATCCCAAACGTAACCGGCGTAACATTCACTGTAGCAACCAAAGAGGAAATGGCAACCATTCTGAAGGAGAAGATGCGGCGCGGAGAATTCAAAATCCCCTATTTTCCAAAGAAGGGCCCCCGCGACGCCGACATCACAGCAGAATTGAACATTGAAAGGTTTGAGTTAAGCAAGACGGGTCATGTCAAATTTAGCCATCCGGAAGGAACTCATGACGATGTGTTTTGGGCCGTTTGCTTGGCTGTTTATGCGGCTGTCAAGCAGCCCGGCTTTTTCGTGATTAAAGGTAGGCGCATAACATGAGCTACTGGAAAAAATTCCGTGAAAACCTTAAAAAGTTTCAAAATGCAATTTTAGGCCGTCAAGAACAGAAGGCCCTTGTAAGCGCTACTGCCAGTCTTTTCCGGTTGAGTGGAGAACCTCATAAAAGGGACCTTTCAAAATTTGAAGCTTTCTATCGTGAAGACCCGGTTGTCAGGGCCGCCGTCGATTTCTTGACGGAGATGATTGCTGGCGTAGGCTACTATACTACATGCGACGATGAAAGGGCCAAGGAAATAGTGGATGGATTCGCGGAAAAAGTGAATTTGGACGGTATATTAATTAATGCGGTTCGAAGCATGCTTATTTACGGCGACGCCTACATCGAAAAAGTGTTTGACGGAAAAAGAATTGAAAATTTGGTTTTGATTCCGAGCAAAACTATGAAGGTTCAACGTGATGAACATGGCAGAGTCACTGGCTATATTCAATCCGTCTCCGGGCGGAAAGTAAAGTTTTCGGCGGAAGAAATTACGCATTTAAGCTATTGCCGGCTCCCAGGAGAAGCCTATGGCGTAAGCCTTCTTGAGCCTTGCCTTTCTATGCTTGAACAGAAAAAAAGCTGTATAACCGACATGGGCAAAATCTTGGACCGTTATGCTGCGCCGAAAATCATTTGGGCAGTTTCAAACGAAAATGTCGCTGAGAGACTTAAAGAAGTTTTGGATAATTTGGAGCCGGATGAAGACCCCATTATTCCGGCTGAAGGCATCGCATGGAAGGTTTTAACCATTGACCCACGTGCAAGATTCGAGTTTTTCTATGACTATTTGGACCGGCAGATTTTTGAGGGTTTAAAGGCTCCATTGCTCAGTTGGCTTCGAAACGCTACTGAAGCCTCGGCAAAGGTGATGTTGGAAGCGATAGAAAGGCATGTCGCCGGCGTCCAACGCTATGTTAAGCGGAAGGTTGAGGCTGAAATTTTCCGTCCGTTAATAGAGGCTGAAGGTTTAAGTGAAGTTCCAAGGCTGAATTGGGGAATGCCACGCACCAAACTTGATGATTTAACGCTTAAAGACATTGGTGACTTGGTTAAGAATATGGTTATTAGTTCGAGCCAAGCGCAGGTCTGGCTTAAAAAGCTTGGTTTTCCACTTGAAGAAGCCGAGGAGGAAAGCTGATGCCTCGCCATCCCGACTTTGAAAAGATATATAGGGCCTTCATGAAGCGTTACTGCGGAAGCCCAGACAATGAATGTGAAAAGGGAAAACAAGTCTATTATGCCTGGCTTAACAAGCTTGGCTTAGATGACACTAAGCCCTATCGGATTCCGCAAGAAAAGTTTCAATGGGCCAAACCCATCTTCAATTTAATCAAACAAGATGAAAAGGCGAAATACTACAAGGTTGAAGCTCTCTTTCCAATTGTTTCAATGAACCGAAACGTCTATACTGAGGAAGAGTTGATTCGCGCCGCAAGAACCCTAATAGGCAAACCCGTAAATTTGAATCATGAATCTCCGCTTGAAGGAGTCGAAATTTTTGACGCTGAATATGAGGATGGAGCCGTTGAAGTTCTTCTCCGCGTGGAAAATCCAGAAATTCAGCGGATGATAGAAAACGGCGAAATTCTTCATGTAAGCATTGAAGCTTCATGCAGAACAACTCCAATTCAAGTTTTGGATGGAGAAGTAGGATTTGGCTGTGAAGGCCTCGTTTTTACCGGTTTAGCCCTTCTCACCAAGAATGTTTTGCCCAGTGTTCCCCTCACACGTATAGAACCGGTTGAAAAAATAGTTGAAAGTTATGAGGTGAAAGTTTTGGAAAATGAAAGAAAAGAGCAAGCAAGGCAGACATGCTATCTTTGCGGTCGGCCGTTAAGCGACTATGTGAATCTCGGCCGATACAGAGTGCATCCAAACTGTCTCAAAAAGTTCTGGGATATAGCCATGGACATTTTCCATTTCGAAGAAAAACTGGAATATGAAGTTGGAGATGATAAAACCGTGGAAATAAAAGTTCAGCAAGAAATGAAAGGTTCAGAGAATAATGAACAAATAGTTGAAGGCGCCATCCCACCACATCAAACTCCCAAGGCTCCGGAAGACTATGAATGGGATGCGGACGCAGCCGTTCAACGAATCCGTAAATGGGCAAGCAGCGACGGAAGCGGAGACAAAGACAAGATAGATTGGAAAAAATATCGCCAAGCATTCGTATGGTATAATGCTGGGGATCCAGAAAACTTTGGCAGTTATAAGCTTCCGCATCACGATGTAATTAACGGCAGACTTGTGGTTGTTTGGCGTGGAGTAGCCGCGGCCATGGCGGCGCTTAGAGGCGCCCGTGGCGGAGTAGACATTCCAAGAAGCGATTATGACGCGGTTTATCGGCATTTAGCAAGGCATTACCGTCAATTCGACAAGGAACTACCGGAAGAATGCTATGTTGAGGGCCTTGAAACGCTTCTCCGCATGAAGGACCAGCAAATAGAGCAGCTTCAAACAAAAATCAAAGACCTTCTCGAAGAAAAAAAGGTTGTCGAAGAAAAGTTAAGGAAGGCTCGGCGAATCGGCCGTATAATCGTAAAACTCTAAACTTGTCAATTTCATTACAAGCTTAACCGTCAATCTTGTCAGTTAATTGACATTATCAAGGTCACCATGTAACGGTGACATTCTCCCTTTTTGACATGACGGTTAGATGAAGCCGTCCGGGAGAAGGAAAACTCCCGTGAGGGCCCAGCGCCCAAAAACCATAAAATTTTATGGTGATTCTCGAAATGAGTGAGAAAGAAAAGGTTGAAGAGAAAACTGAAGAGCAGAAAGCTGAGGAGCCTAAAGAGTCTGAAGAGCAAACTGTTGAAGTAAAAGTTGACCTTTCCTCAGTGATGGAAGCCGTCGAAAACATCAAGAAGGAAATTGAAGAGTTGAAGGCGAAGCCGGAGCCAAAGGCTATCATCGAAAACAAAATGGATGAAGAGGTTGAGAGGCGCCGAAAAGTTCTTGAAGCCTTGAAGAGTGGAAGCCTAAAGGAGCAGTGGGAAGCCCCAATCGCCCTTCCATCCAAGCCTACAGCCGGCATAGTTTCATTCATTCAGCGCAGCGATGAAATTGAAGGCAGAATGGGCGACACTGTAACCATTCCATACGTGAAAGATTTTGACATGGATATCCTTGCAAGCGTCGGCGCATCACTAACTGAAAAATCCGGGCTTTACGGCACTGTTCAAACCACATTGAAGGAGGCGGCTGCAACAACCAGCATTCCATACGCCGACATTGACAAGCTAAGCGACCGTCTACTCGCCGAGCTTGAGGCAAGATTTAGCAAGGCTGCCTTAAGAGCCATAGACAAGCATATTCTCGACACATTAATAGCCGACACAAACATTCCAGAACTTGACAAGTCCGGTGAAACCGTAAAGTTTGACGCGGATTGGATTGCTGAGGCCCTCGGCAAAGTAGCCGAGAAAGGAAAGGACCTTTCACCTTCAGACTTCGTCCTTGTCATTTCGCCGCAAATGTATGTTGACCTCTACAAGGACATTGCCAGTTCGCAGGCGCTTGTATATGCAAGGCCGGATGTTGTCCGCGACGGTCTTGTCGCCGAGTTCATGGGCGTCAAAATCGTAGTTTCAAGCTATCTACCCGAACATGACGATACGAACCATTACTTAAGCGCCTATCTGATTCACCGCAACGCCATAGTGTTCGCGCCGAAACGCACACTCCTAGTCGAAACTGAAAGAGACACGCAAGCCAGAAAAGTAAAGCTTACCGGCAGCTACACCTTCGGCATCGCAGTAGTCGACAAGGAAGCAATCTGCGAAATAAAGACAATAGCAACCGCTTAAACCAGCTAATTTTTATCAATAATTAATAATTTCCCCTTTTTTCGGCTTTATCAAATTGTTTTGAGGCTTCAAGATGACCTATATAACGGTTGAAGAAGTAAAGGGCTACGCGAAAATCGACTATAAAGATTTAGGCTACGAGACAGAATCGGAATTTAACAACTTCCTATCCGGCTTAATCAGCCAAGTAGAAGGCATAATTGAAAGCCACTGCAACGTTCCATCCGAATTCTTCAAGGACGGCGGAATAGAAATAACAGAAACCCTTGATTACCGAAACCCATTAATGCTCAGATACTATCCAGTTTTGACAATTTCTCAAATTCAATTTAATATGGCCGATTATGGAGAAGAAGCGGACTGGCAAACCGTGAACAGTAAATATTATCGTTGGAGCAAGCATGGAATCATCCATTTCAGCAGCGATTTGTCGGCGCCACCAGTTTCAAAGCAAAGTGTAAAGGTAACCTATACGGCTGGCTACTCTTCTACGCCGCAAGCCATAAAAAACGTTTGTTTAATGCTTGCAGGCAATATTCTTCACGCTATTCTTCAAAGAAAAATCAGCCCTGTTGTTCGAATTGATGAGTTCACAGTTAAATTTGTTATTCCGGACGTTTTTACGGATGAGATGCGGCGTATTCTCGCGCCGTTTATTTGCCGTTCCTTTTCTGTAGGTTAAAAGTTTGAAAGGAGGTTGAAAAGGGAAAATGGATGAAAAGGCAGTTGGGAAATGTCGAATTGTAATAGAGAAGTATAAAGCGCCGAACATGGAAGCCGTGAAGCGGTTAGGTCTTAAGCCCTATGAGGTTGTCGAGGAAACGTTGCCGTTCGAGCTTGAAGACGTCTTTTTGAATCAAGGTATAGATGCGATTTGGACATTGGTTTGCGGCGGTTCAGAAACAGCCTTTAACAATGCTAATGCGCATATCTGTGTAGGCGATGGAACCACAGCTGAAGATGCTTCACAGACGGGTCCGCAAGGCTCGAATTATACGTATTTATCGATGGATGACGGCTATCCACAGTATGGAAGCGGACAGAAAGCCGTTTTCAAGGCTACAGCCGATGGAGACACAGCCAATCATGGCTGGCAAGAGTTCCTGGTGGCAAATGGCGGCAACACTTCAGCCAAGCATATTAACCGCAAAGTAGTCAATAAGGGAACAAAGCCGTCCGGTGAAACATGGACTATTCAAATTGAGCTTAGCCTAAGCTAAAAGGCGAATTTTAAATGCTTCGGAAAATTCTTCTTTTTTTAGCTAAATGTTTCCATAAAAAATGGTATTGTCAAAACCAAATGCCTAAAGCCGTCATCTTAGAAGATGCACGTGGAAAACAACGGATAGACATCCGAAACTTTTTTGTTAATCCTCATGTTTTTGAGCTTCAGCAGGTTGCGGCGCAATATAAAGCCTTGCCTGAACGGAAGCGAGTTTTCAAACTTCGAGATTGGATTCTTGCCAATATTAGGGCTAAACCTGAAAAAGGCGAGTTTTGGAAGTTTCCCTTTGAGACTCTCCGCGACAAGAAAGGCGACTGCGAAGATTTAGCCATTCTGTTGGCTAACCTGCTTGTTGCAAGCGGGATTCCAAGCTGGCGTGTCCGTCTATGCGCGGGCATGACGAATGCAGGCGCGCATGTTTGGGTTGAATGGTTTAACGGGCATGAATGGGTAAGCCTCGACCTGTTCGGTTTTCGCATTAAAGAGGTTTGGTATTGCTGGGATAGTGAATATGCATATACAAGAAAGGAGAACATAGAAAAATGGCGGAAAAAATAAAATCTTTCTGGAGAAGGCTTCCCTTGTGGGCTAAAGCATTCATGTTCGTAGTCCTATTAGCCTGCGGATTGCTTATAGGCGGGCATGAATGGATTTTTCCGCCCGTCATCGAGCAGCCTGAAACTCCGCCGACGGGTGCAACAACTGAAACCATAACGCTTCTTCCAAATGGTCAAGGCGACCTGACAGAATGGTATGGAGTTTATGGCGCGCCCACGCATTGGCAAGCATGCAAAACAAATGATGGAGACTCAAGTTATATCAAAACGGAAAGTAGAACAGGTGCTTCGACTATGCCTCCCGAACAAACTGATTTGTTTGAAGTGGAGAACCCTCCAGCAGAATATCAAGATTGGGTTATAAAAAGTGTGACGGTTGTGATATGTGGTAGAAGTATGAGTGCAAGTTATAAAGGGTATGTTACGCCTTTGCTAAAAACTTATGGAACAGTATATGCGGGCACTCCAGGCAATCCTTCAACCAGCTATGTGGTTTTCAGCGTTAAATATGAGAAGAATCCTTACACAGGAGAAAGCTGGAATTGGACGGAAATAGAACAATTACAAATAGGGGTTAAAGGAAAAAGCGGATATTTAAGGTCTGGGTTTCCCCCCAACATTTCTTATGATTGGTATGAGGTAAGATGCACATCCGTTTGTCTAAAGGTTGAAGTTGAAAGGGTTTTATATGATAATCTTGGACATACAAATAACGTTGTAGGTGAAGGATGCACGTTTCACTGCAGATGGAATATGACAGCGTCTAATGTAGGTCTGAGCGGATGGATTTTCAGCTGGAACGGAACCGGTAAATGGCTAAATACTTCATGGATACCGTGGAGTGGAGCGCCCACCACTGCATGGAGCAATATAACGAAAAGACTTCTTCATAATGCAACAATACAGTATAAATTCTATGTAAACGACACTGATGGTTATTGGTATCAGACGGACATTGTAACATTTCAAACAGTTACTCAGGAACTTCCCGAACCTAAATATTTAATCGACTACCTCTATCAATACTCGATTGGACTAAACTATTCAGAATCAATGAAGGCAGCTTATTTTGGTTTGATTTTGAATTCTACATCTGAAGAAGAAATTTTAGACATATTCAATAGTTTTACAAATTATAAGGATATTTTGCGTTGGGCACGTGTTCTTGAAAGGATGAATATTACAATTTCCAAAATAAAATCAAAGATAATTTGGGCGTTAGACCATACAACATTTGCGGGAGAACTTCCAGCAAGCGGCACGGACTCAGAAACTGGAAAAAAACGCTTCAGTATCAATAATGCGTATCTGCTTGACGGTTATTATTGGGCACAGAAATTTAACCATAATTTAACCGCATGGAACATTACAGAAGCTTATAATTGGTTTAAGAATATTATAGGTGCTAATGTCACTGCGGACCATCCACCCTTATGGATATTGGAAGACGGCTCAACTAAGTTAGGAGTAGGTTATGGTCCAAGACTTTATGATGAAGTTTGTGGTGCTATAAACTGTTATTTGAGCTTTTATGAATATGGCAATTTTACTGAAGCCTTGCAATTGGCAAGCAGAATGTGGGAACAATCTTATGACAACTTTTGGAGCACGTATTGGATTGCAGAAGGTTACTATAAATATGCTTGGGGCTGGGATGCTGTTGAATGGCAATCTGGAGGAGTATTTCTCCGCATTGCCAAACTAAAATATTATAACGATAGTATTAGATTTGACCGCATGTATCCTAACTTTGAGCATAGAGCATTAATAGATGCATGGATGTCTAAAACTTGGTGTTATAACCGAACTGAAACCTATTATGCTATAGTTCATAGTTACATGTACAACGACCAAAGATTTTTGCATGGCACCATGCGGTTATGGGCAGCTCTCCAGCAGATATACTTGAAATTTAATACATCATCACAGAAAAATATGACATGTATGCTTGAGGGAAGTTCAGCGATAAGCCCTCCATCTGTCCCTCAACCTGCATGGAAACTACTTATGAACTTAAAAACTTCTCTATTCGATTATTTATTAGACCAATTTAAGTGGAGTAGTGACGGATCTCCGAGTTCCGCGGCTACCGCCGCTGGATTGGCACTAATGTTAACTCTTGGCATAACGCCTAACACAACGGTAATTGCATTACCCCTTGTTGAATCCACAAACATCGATTTAACATACTATAATCCTTTACTGTTTCAATTGGACTTAATTAGACATCAACTTAAATTACCTGTCTTAAAATCTGGCAAATTATACATCAAACTTAATACCGCAAAAATAGAGTTGAATTTCCAGAGTGGAAAAGGGATTTACCTAATAAAATTCAGTAATGATTGGAACAGCATTTTAAGCATCACTTACCTATCCAACTTGCCAGATAACATTCCATTCCTATATACTGTAGTTTACGAGTCTACAGAATTAAGCATTGGATGGAACAATTTTACTGCGTGGAGCGTTGATGTCGGACACACACTGGCGGAAGTCAATGCATCGCTTCACATTGATAATATTAACTGGACGGTTATAAGCCTTGAATACTCGAATGGTTCAAGAGCCGTTCTGGTCTGGGAGCAGGACACCAACGAGTATATTGGACAGGAAAGCGCCGTTGTCGAGTCGGGCTGCACGTTCTATATTTACTGTAAAGAGGCGGGCGAATGGTATCATAACTATCCGTGAGGCTGAAAAATGTCGCAGAACCCCTATGTCATCTATGGCGTTGTCAAAAAGGATGGACAGATTCAAGCCAATATAGACGTGACCATAAAAAACGTTTCAACAAATGAGCAATGCACGGTTCAGACGGACAGCGAAGGCGAATATGCAGTTGACTTGGCGGATACAACCAAGTTTCCAAGTGGATATTCAAACGGAGACCAAATAGAAGTTACAAGCCTAGAGACAACGCGAACCGCAACGGTGGACATTTCTAAGCCAGGTGAAAGAGTTGACATTTACCTTTTCATGGTTTTAGATTCTGCTGTGGGCGCCGAAACGCTTAATCGGCCCTATAGAAGTTTCGGCGTAAGCGACCAGGCAAGCGGAATAGAATCTTTCATTAGGGATAGAAGTTTCGGCGTAGGCGATAGCGGAGTAGGCGGTGAGGTTCTGTCAAGGCCTTATAGAGGTTTAAGTTTGGCGGATGTGGCTGTTGGCGTTGAAGTTTTAAGTCGGCCTGAAAGGCAGATTCCGCTTGTAGATTTGGCTTGTGGTCTTGAATTCATCCTTAAAACTCGAAGCTTCATAATTGTTGATTCGGGAGCCGGATTAGAACAGGTTATTCGTTCGCTTTTAATTTATATTCAGGATTCCGCCCTGGGGGCTGAAACCGTTTCAAGGCCCTTTAAAGGCTTAATTGTTTCTGACGTTGCAGTCGGCCAGGAAGCCTTAACTCGTCCTTCACGGTTCATGACGGTTATGGATTTGGCTGAGGGCCTTGAAGCTTTAATTCGAAACAAGCAAATATTAATTATTGATAGCGGCTCCGGAATTGACCTTGTCAATGTTATAACGCAGCTTTTAATCACAGTTTTTGACTCGGCCGTTGGAAACGAAATAATCCGGACCTTAAAGCAGATTCAAGTTTATGATTCGGCTGTCGGCCTTGAAGCTGTTTCGAGGCCTTCAAGACTGATAATATTAACGGATGCAGCGCAGGGAGCTGCCCTTGTAAATCGGCTGCTCCGCCAATTCAGCTTGGCCGATAAGGCTGTAGGCCTAGAAATTATTGTCGGCGGAGGAGCAGCCATAATAATCATCAAGTCCATAACGCTTCAAGGCGAGAAGGGAGAAGTCACGCTTATAGGAGAAAAGGGAATGGTTGAGTTGGAAGGTGAAAAGGGAGAAGTGACAATTTATGGCTGAAATCTATCTTGTGCAGGGCGACTTGAAACCAAGCATTCAGGCCACTTTAAAATATGATGATGGTTCAGTTGTAGATTTGTCGGATGCTCAAGCCGTCCGGTTTCACATGCGAAAATCGGATGGAACCATAAAGATTCAGAATAGAGCATGCACCATCATAAATGCAAGCGAAGGAAAAGTAAGGATGGACTGGCAAAGCGGCGACACGGATACGCCTGGCACATATATCGGCGAGTTCGAGGTTGTCTGGAATGATGGATCCACGCAGACTTTTCCAAGCAAGGAGCAGGAACCATTAAAGATTATTATTCGAGGCCAAATTGCATGATTGAAGTTACAATTCAACGTTTAGGCCTTAAAATTGAGGCTTTGCCGGATGGGCTACGCCGAAAATTGCGTAGGCTTGTAAGCGATAAATTGGCGGATTACGCCTATAAAACCATGAAGGAGAAAGCGCCGAAACGCACCGGAAAATTAAGAAAGAGCATTCGGAAAGTGCGCCGAGGATTTGAGGCCTATGTTTTTCCTACGGTTCCCTACGCCATATATGTCGAGTATGGGACCAGACCGCATCTGATACGGCCGGTTAGAGCGCAGGCCTTACGATTTGAAACGCGAACCGGAAAAATTGTCTTTACACGGTTGGTGAGGCATCCTGGAACTAAGCCTCGGCCCTTCATCCGTGAAACAGCCGAGGAGGTCCGGCGGAGACTTCCCGTTTTCTGGCGTGAAGTATGGAGTGAACCGTTGGAGGCGTAAAATTTGGGTTTTTATGAAATATATAAGGCTGTTTTTGACCAGGTGAAATCTGTTCTGGAAAAAATGGAGGATTTAAAACAGGTTGTGCTGGGTGAAACCCTTAAACTTACAGATTTGCCGGTTGCCATCATAAACCCTACAGAAACCATGATTAGCCAGGCGGAAATTGGAGATTTACTGGAAAACGAGATAACCTTTGACGTTGTGGTTGTGATTCGCGAAACGGAACCTGAAGACGTGTTTGCTGAGCTTGTGGAGCCTCTTGGAAAAATATGTGATGTAATACTGGCTGATAGAACCTTGAGTGGGAAAGTGAAGGATGTGAGGCCTACATTTTTTAGTCCGGGCGAAATCCGATTTAAAAATAAACTTTATTATGGCGGAGTAGTCAGGTTCACGGCTAAACTTTTCTATTCTCCCTAAATAAAATAGGTATAAATTTGACTTGTGTCCGATATATTTTTCCTTTCCAAATTAAGCGTTTTAGCCAAAAATAAGCGTGAAAAAATGGACACTTTAACCCAAAATATACCTATTTTTCGGCGCGGAAGGACCAAGTGGGATTTGAACCCACGGGTCCCGCAGTCGTTTTGTAAACAAGCGAGGTGAACGTGAAAAATGAGTTCTCCAGTTTTAGGGAAAGACGCCGTAATCCAGATAGATTCGCAAGATGTCGGATACGCCAAAAACGTCAGGTTAGGCACGGAATCCAGCATCATCAAAGACTATGTCATCGGCGACTCGGACCCAGCGGTTCTGGAGCCCGGTAACTACACCTACACGGTTCGTATCGAAAAAATGTGGATTGATAAAACCTACATGGAAAAAGTCATAAACGGCACAAAAGTATCCATTGTGGTTAGACCAGAAGGAACCGGTAGTGGAAAAACAGAGATAACCCTAAACAATGTTGTCTTGAACCGTTTCGAATTGAGTATTGCTCAGGACGGCGTTGTCATGGAGTCTATTGAAGGTGAAGGTAAAGGAATAACTATTGGAACACAGAGCTAAGGCGATTAGCAATGTCTAAAATTGAAGAGTATAAACGGAAGCTTGAAGAATGGGAAAGGCAGCAAGCCATAAAGGCGAAGGAGTTTAACCCCGACGAGTTTCTTGTGGACCCCAAGCAATTTCAAGAGGTTTTTGTTCCGGAAATCAATCGGATAGTCAAGTTTAGGCTTTTAACCATTGAGGAAATGGTTGAGGCTGTTTCAAAGGCTAAAGACAATATGGATGTTACACAGCGGATTATCGCTAAAATGCTCGGTATCCCCTATAATAAAGCCAAGAAATTGCGTGGAGATGTTTTAACGGCGATAATGCAGCGGATAGATGAGAAAACACGTTTTTTAACCATCATGTCAACGCTACAACCGAACAGATAAAAGCATGGATAAAAGCGAATCCGACGGCGCAGGCCTACGGCTGCATCGCCTACTTCTACGGTTACACGCCGCGGCAAATCGGAGAGTTTACGCCCTTTCAATTCCGATTTTTATTGGCTTGGCTTGAATGGTTTATGGAAAGGGTTAAACGTTGAGTATGGATAGCCGAATCACCGTTTTTGTTCGCGCTGTAGACCAGGCAAGTGGCACACTTCAAACTATAGGTCAAAACGTTAAAGGCTTAGCGAAAAGCTTTGATTTTCTGAAGGACGCTGCGAAGGTTGCTGCAGGCATGTTGATGAGGGACGCGGTGAAGGGCGCTGTGGACTTCGTGGCCAGCGGCGTGGAGCTTTCCGGTAAGCTTGAAAGTTTAAGGCAGAGCTTTGAAAGGCTTGTAGAGGCCAGCGGCGCAACAAATCTTAGTCTTGAAAGCCTACGGAAAGCAACGAAAAATACGGTTAGCGATGTTGAGCTATTACAGGCAGCCAATCAAGCGCTTATGCTTGGCTTACCGGCCGACGAGCTGAATGAACTGTTTGAGGCCGCCATGAAGCTTGGTCATGCCATGGGAATTGACACTGCAAAGGCCGTGGAAAGCCTCACTACTGGTATAGGCCGTCAATCTAAGCTTATCCTTGACAACTTGGGCATAACCTTCCAAGCTTCTGATGCCTATGAATGGTATGCCGAGCAAATCGGTAAGACGTCAGCAGAATTAACCGAGAATGAAAAGAAATTGGCATGGCAGAAATATGCAATGATGATGGTAACTGAAAAAGCTAAGGAGTTAGGCGACACTATAAGTGAACAGCAGCTTAAACTTGAACAGTATCGTGCAAGCGTGGAAAACAATAAAGCGGCAACTGGAAGTTGGATGCAAAGCATAATTGATTTAGGTATGGCTGTTAGAGAAACTATTCCGCCTCTTGGGGCATTAATTGACATTATAGGGCCTTCAGGTTTGCAGACTATAATTGCCGTGACGGCTGGAAATTTGATTCCGGCACTTATTGCCAAGCTTTGGGCCTGGAAAGGCGCAAGCATCGCCTTGGCAATAGCCGAAAAAGCCCGTGCAATCGCCACTTTCATCGCCAATACGGTTGCAACTATGGGTGTAGGCGCCGCCGTAATGCTTGCGGCTGTGGCTGCCGGAGTAGCGGCGCTTGCCCTACACTTCGCCGGCGTATTCCAGGAAGGAGGCGTTGTGCCACGAACCGGATGGGCCTATGTGCATCAAGGCGAAGTTATTATTCCACCGCACAAGCTCGGCTTTTTCGCTCAGCCTGTAACTTTTAATGTTTCTTCGCCTCTGGTTGTAATTGAAGGTTCAGCCGATAAGAAGACGGCTGAATACGCCGCAAAAATTGTTTTGGACAAGTTAAAACGGGTTGTTATTGAAAATACAAGCAGCGGCGCGCCGACAAAACGTATAAGAAGGTGGTGAAATATGCTTCTGGTTGAAAGATTTAGAAATTTGGATAAAGAAGAACATTTATTGCATGATTATAATGAATATGCAAAGGGAACAGTTGGCGATTGGACTTCAGTTACCACTAAAAGCGTTAGTCTAAGTTATGAAGCAATTGTATATGTAAGAGCGGATGTTATCAGCAGCAACGCAGATACGGAGGGAGGCCTAAGAATACTTGTCGGTGATAAACCAATCGCCTGCGCTTTACCAGTCAGTAATACTCAGAAAAAATGTGAAGTAATGGTGAAATTGTCGGCGGGGTCATATAATTTTTATTTTCAGCTTGCATTATGGAAGAAATCAACGGATGGATTAATTAAAATAACATATATCACAATTACAAAGTTTGATTTTACAGATATGAGTTATGATAATGTTCAGGGTTCGCTTGTAAGTTGCCCCGCAAACGATGAAACCGAAATATATAATCAAAATTTCAATTTGCCGCTTAGCCGCAAAACGATAATTGGAAAAACGAAAAAGGCTCATTTCGTTTGTTTCATCTATGTATGGGCGGAGCAAAGAAAGCAAAAACTTGTAGGTTTAGGTGAATCTTCGGGTTCTGACAGAATAAACTATAAGGTTTACATAAACGATGAGCAGGTGAACTGGGTAGAGAAAGCTGGAGAAGATTATGGAAGCGGAGACAATTTAAGTTACGGCGCAGGAGTTTACGGATTAATTTATGGCACAGCCGATATTTCTGAAACTCAAGAAACGGTTAATATTAAAATTGTAGCAGACAACAAGGCGGATTTAATGGATGTTAGAGCAAACGTGGTTTTTATGGCGTGTCCCTGGTGGATTCCGCCTACACCTGCAGCGGAAGCGAACTTTGATTTATCCCGGCTTCCTTTAGGCTGCACGATATATATTATAGCGGAACCGATAAAATGTGATAGCACAGTGGCATTTTACATCGGCAAATTTAAATTTTTCTACACTAACAACGATTGGTATTATAAGGGAGAAAGTTCCACCGGAATTTACGAATTCGAATATACTTTTGAAAAAATAAACCCCAACGATGTCGGACTTCATTGGCAAAATATAGACGTTACTGACCATCCAAGCCGTGGAATAAGCTTCATAATGGTTGACGTAAGGTGAAAATAGAATGGCGATTACAGTTGACAATAAACAATTAAACGTTATAAGTCTAAAGGAAAATTTTGAGGTTATCCATACAAGCTATGAGGAAATTAGAGAAGCTGAATTAAAACGTTACGTCAAGGTTTACGGCGTAAAAAGACAATGGGAAATCTCGGCTGTAGAACAGAACGTTTCATGGATGGAAAGCATTCTAAAATATTTACAGGATAAAGCCGCGGCAGGCAGCCTTGTAACCCTTAAAGTGGAAGAGACAGACTATAACGTTGAAGCAAGCGTATATGTTGTTGAAGCCTCGCTTAACGAGTTCGACCCCAAAAATAAAATTAAATATTTCACAGTTACATTCGTGGAATATTGATATAAACAGTTTCTCTGAACCTGAAAAATAGAATGATAAAATTTAAATCTTGTTTTTCCCCTTCTTTTCTTGATTAAAAATGAAAATTGGAACAAAAACCGGAATAATAGGCGCAATAATAATTATTGCAATTGTAATCATCATCATATATGCAACACCAAACAAGCCAAGCCCTCTACAACAAAAAATCGACGAATTAGAATCTTTAGGCTATAACGTTCAAGAATGCTCAATGTCATGGCAAGAAATCAAAACAGAAAGAGAGCAAGAAGGTGGAACATGGGAACAAACATTAGACTGGAACATTTTTCTTCAACAAATCCAAACAATAAAGGAAAACCTTGGGTCTGTAACGGTTTGGGTTTGCAGAGACGCCAACATCTTGTGGATCCACGCCACAGAAACAACCTATTACTACTACGTTGCTTCATAACATTTTTACTTTAACTTTTCTCTCCGAATACTTTCACTTTCTCTTTTTCATAAATTTTATATATGTTTAGCGTAGAGTATCTTTCGGCGGCATGTGATGGCTCAAGTCTTACAATATAAGTTCACCAGTTATAAATACAATTCAAGTTCTATTCAAAACTAGGTCCCTACTAAAATATTGACGCCAGTAAGGAATTACTCAATAAAAGTTAAGGGTTAATAGGGAACAGGTGTTCTTGATTCCTCTTCTATGACTGGAAGCATTGTTTTTAGTTCTCTGAAATACTTTAGAACTGTTATTCCACGCTGGGTAATCGCATAGACAACTCTCTTCTTGCCGACTGTTCTTTCCTCAACAAGATTCTGTTTTATCAAGAAGTCAAGATATTCCTTCAAAACGCTACAGTTAACATTAGCCTTATACATAATATGCGTTAGCTTTAACGGTCCCCTTTGGGCAAGGACTCTAAGTATGTCAATGTACATTTCAAGTTTTGACCTTCGCATCTTATCTACCTCTTTCCTCCCTTTTTCACGTTTTAAATATAAATCTTTTACGTATCCAAACTAAGTTTTTAGGCATTAAAGCCCTAATCCTTCTTTTCGGTTAACTTCTC